GAGGCGGCGGCAAGACGTGGTGCGTGCGCGCAAAGGTGGTCGGCGGCGCGCTTGCCTATCCCGGCATCAAGATCCTTGTGATCCGCCGCGCATACGAGGATTCCAAGCCGACGATCATCGAGCCGATCCGGCAGATGGTGCCGCAGGAGCTGGCGACGTACAACGAGACGCAGCACCAGATGTTCTTTGCCAACGGGTCACAGATCAAGTTCGGCAATATGCCGGGCTACGGGGCGGCCGTTGCCGGTAAATATCAGGGGCAGGAATACGACTGGATTTTCATGGACGAAGCGACCCAATTCTGTCTGCATCCTGATACTGAATTGCTGCTAAAGCGTGGATGGGTAAAGGTATCGGAGACTTTTCGTGGGGATGAGGTTCTTTCGTTGAATCCTGATGGCACTCAGGAATTCAAGCGGATCGAAAACATGTTCTTCTTTTTCACAGACGAGCCAATGTATGAAAGCGAGCAACGCTGTGGAGCGAGGTTTTGTGTCACTCACGGGCACAAAATCCCCGTCTTAGACAAGGTTAATGGCGGCTGGAAATTCAAGCAGGTGCAGGATATAAAGGATGACTGCATTGCGCGGGTCGGCCGACCGAAAGTTGCCGAACCCGTGCAGTGGTATTCCGAGTTTAGCCACTTTAAGCGCGGGAACAACGAAACGGATAAAGTCCGCATGAACGATTGGCTGGAATTCCTAGGCTGGTATCTCTCCGAGGGCAGTTGTTTCAAGCGCGCTGACACGGGATTCAGCCCGGTCGTATCAATCCGGCAGACAAAATCTGCACCGGCACTCGATGCACTGATGAAACGGCTCCCGTGGAGGGCCCACAGCGACGGGGACGGCGGATACCGTATCTACAGCGGGCAGCTATACAACAAACTCGTCTCTCTGGGGAACACATACGAGAAAAGGGTACCGGAATACGTATTCCGGCTTTGCCCGGCACAAATCAACATTTTCTTAGAGGCGTTTGCCAGTGGAGACGGATATGAAAGCAACGGCACTGTAAGTTATGGGCTTGCAAATGAGGGGCTCATAGACGACCTGCAGCGTCTTTATACGCTCGTTGGCAGGATCGCGACGAAGGGATACAGCACCGCATATGTAAAAGGGAAGGCTTTCGATGTGTGGCGATTGTCCGTGCGGCAAAGCGGGAAATATTACACAAGATCGCAGCATGCTATAAAGAAGGTAGAGTATTGCGGAACTGTGTGGTGCCCGAGTGTCCAAGATAACCACAACTTTGTAATCCGATGGAACGGCGCAGTATCCGTTACCGGGAACACGGAATCCGAATTCCGCGGCATTGCGGCCTGCCTCCGCGGCGTGAATAAGATCCCGAAGCGCTTTTACCTGACCTGTAACCCCGGCGGCATCGGACACGTGTGGGTCAAGCGCCTGTTCATCGAGCGGCGCTTCAAGGACGGGGAAAATCCCCGTGATTATCAATTTATCAAGGCCACGGTCGAAGACAACGTCGACCTGATGGAGACGCAGCCGGACTATCTGGCGGCTCTGGAGCTGCTGCCGGAAGACGTCCGCCGCGCCCACCGATATGGCGACTGGGATGCGCTGGCCGGAACGTACTTCTCCGAGTTCCGAGAGGCGCTGCACGTCTGCGCGCCGTTTGAAATTCCGCCCTCGTGGCCGAAGTACCGCGCATTTGACTACGGCCTAGACATGTTCGCCTGCCTGTGGGTGGCCGTGGACGAGACGGGCCGGTGCTATGTTTACCGAGAATTTGCGGAGCCTGATCTTGTGGTGTCGGCTGCAGCAGAGGCGATGCAGGCATGTACGCCTATGGGCGAGAAAATCGAGTACACCATAGCGCCGCCGGACATGTGGAACCGCCAGAAGGACACGGGCAAGAACATGGCGGAGCTTTACATGCAGGCCGGGATTGGGCTTGTCCGGGCGTCCAACAGCCGCGTGCAGGGCTGGATGGCGCTGAAGGAAATGCTGAAGCTGCGGCCGGACGGCAAGCCGGGCCTGATCATTTTTGAAAACTGCAAGGGGCTGCGGGAATTCCTGCCGCTGCTCCAGCACGACGAGACAAACCCGTCGGACGTCGCGAAGCAGCCGCACGACATTACGCATATCCCGGACGCGCTGCGATACTTTGCGGTCATGCGCACGCTGCCTGCAAAGGTGCTGCGCGCAGAACTGCCGGACGACGACCTGCCGGAGCAGCACGTGACGGCATATGACGCCGCAATGTGCGGCGGGCTGCCGACGGACAGCTATATCAACTATCGATAGGAGGGCGGCATGGCAAGGATGCGGCAACAGAGCCGTCAGACGACGGCCAACATCAGCAAATTCCTCGGGCTTTACGAGGCCGAGGACGGCGATACGCAGCTCAAAGAGGGCGCAGCCGCGCTGATGGAAAATTTCCGCGTGACGGAGAATTACCATATACGGACGCGTCCGGGCATGGCGACGCGCCTTTATACGCGCTCGAAGGTGCGCGGTATGTGGACGGGCTATATCAAGGGCGTAATCTGGGAGATGGTCGTGGCCGGGAGCGTGCTCTATCTCTTCAACTCCGATGGTGTGCAGAAGTCCACGGCTGACGTAGAGGCCGGGACAGACCCCGTCTGTCTGTTTGACTTCGGCGACATGGTGTACCTCCTGACCGGAAGCAAATACTATTTTATTACGGTCAATAACGAGGCGCTTTCCGTCGGCGTCGTCGGAGACCGGACGGCCTATGTGCCCCTCGTGGTGACCGGAGCCGCGCCGAGCGGCGGCGGTACGATACTGGAGCGCGTCAACCGCCTGACCAACCGCAGACGCGTACAGTACAGCGCAGACGGTACGACGAAGGTCTATATCCTGCCGGAAGCCGGTACGGCGACGCGCGTCATGGTCAACGGCCAGCAGCTCGCAGGCGGGACCACAAGCGAGGCAGGCAAGGTCACGTTCGACACGGCCCCGGCGGCCGGAACGAACAACGTCGAGATCGAATATGCCTATGGCACGAACGAGGTCGCGGAGCTTGCAAAATGCCGTTACGCGGAAATGTACAACGGTGCAACGGACTCTCGCGTATTTTTATATGGTGACGGGACGAATGTCTGCTACTATTCCGGCGTGACGGAGGCGGGCAAGCCGAGCGCACTGTATTTCCCGGCGATGAACGAGATCGCCGTGGCCGACAGCAACACACCGATTACGGGCATGGTTCGGCATTATTCCCGCCTGATGGTCTTTAAGCCGGACGGGGCCTTTGCCATCCGTTATGATACGCTCACGCTGGCGGACGGCAGCACAACGGCCGGATTTTATATCGCACCCATGCACCGGGAGCTGGGATCCGAGGCAATGGGGCAGGTCGTTACCGTACAGAATTTCGCGCGGACGTTCTGTGCAGGGAGCCTGTACGACTGGAAGCAGACGAGCAGCTATTATCAGGACGAGCGTTATGCCCGTGTCTGCTCGGAGGCGGTGCAGTTCACGCTTCAAGACGCAGACCCGGACAAAATCTTTTTGTTCGACGATGACAAGGAGCATACCTTCTACTGCTTTTTGAACGACGAGGCAGGCACGGTGCTCCTGAACGCCTATGAGCTGGGCGTCTGGTACAAATACACCGGCTTCTTTGACGTGCACGCGATGATGCGCACGGCGGCCGGGCGGCTGTTGTTCGGCAGCAGCACGAACGTGCTCGAGCTGAGCGACCGCTACAGTTATGACTATATCCAGACCGGCCCCGCAGCCGGTGCGGCCGACCAGACCGCGAAGACCTACGAGCGCCGCCCCATCAAATCCAAATGGGAAAGCGGGCACATGGCGTTCGGCTCGGAGTGCACGCGGAAGTATTCCTCCGTTCTGTGGGTGACACTCAAGCCGAGCCTCGGCGCGGATATGTACATTTCGGCCCGCACGGACCGCCGCGCGACATATGCCGAGAAGCTGGTGGCCGCGAACCTGTTCGGGGGGTTCGGCTACGTCGATTTCCGCGCATTTTCGTTTGAGACATATAACGCGCCGAAGGTGCGGCGCATCAAACTGAAGGTCAAGAAATTCGTGTACTATAAGCTACTGATGCACGCGAACCTTGACGAGACGGCAACGACGGTCACGGAGCTTCCGACTGACGACCGCGAGAAGGGCGGCCGCGTGACCGTCCTGAACATCGACCAGCGCGTCCGGTATACGGGCGACGCGAAATAAGGGGGGCTGAGATATGACGACCGGAAGAATGGTGTTCGATAAGGCAATTCACCTGATGGACGAGCAGAACGAGTCGACGGGCGCAACGCTCACGACCGACACCAAGGAATATGAGCTTCGCTCCGTGAATCTTCTGAACGTGCTGCGGCATCGGTGCTTCCCGTACTCCGACACGTTCCACGGCGGCGAGAACGGCAAGCGCGGCATTTGTCAGGCCATTTCCACGCTTGACGACGCGCTCGATCTGGATGACGCCGTTGCGCAGGGCGCGCTTCCCTATGGGCTGGCGTCGCGGCTGCTTCTGGGGGAGAACGACGCGCTTGCGGATTTCTTTGAGCAGCTGTTTTCTGAGGCGCTTGCCGCGCTCGGGAAGTCGTCCCCGGCACAGTTTGAGAGCATCCCGCTCGCGTACGGGATTTAAGGAGGCATAGTATGGCGAATACGATCAAAGACACGCTCGGAGCCGACAGCGAAAACGGCCTGAAGAAGGTCGGCAGGACGACCGCGACGGCGGCGGCTGCGCAGTGGGGCGGCGCGCCTTATACGGCAGAGACGCAGAAAAGCGCGGCAAGCCCTACGACGTCGGACTATGCCGGTATACTGGGCGGCGTTAACTGGGACGACCCCAACAGCATCTATAAGACCTACGAGCAGGTCATCACGCGGCAGAACGACCCGACGGACCTTAGTGACCTCATCAACCAGATGTATGACAAAAATCTGGAGGCCAATAAAGCACAGCTTGCCGGGAATTACGCCGGGATGCAGGAGCGCTTCGATGCCGAGAAGCAGCAGGCCGAGGAGAACGCCCGCCGCAAGGAAACACAGTCCGCCATCGACGCACAGCGTGCAGCGCAGGCGTGGAACGAGCAGAGTGCGGCCTACGGGCTTAGCAGCGGCGCGCAGGGGCAGGCAGCGCTTGCCCGCTCCAATCAGCTGCAGTCCGATTTGACGGCCATCCGGACGGCGCAGCAGGCCGCAGACGCGGAGATCGAGCGGCAGCGCTCGACGGCTGCACAGGAATACGAGGCGGCGCTTCGCGAGGCCATTGCCAGTAACGACTACAACCGCGCGACAGCTCTTTACGAGGAGGCTGTGCGTCTGGATCAGGCGTTCCGCGAGCAGGAGCAGACGACGGCCGAACAGGTCGCGAGCTATCTTTCCGGCCGCGCGGCCTCGGCCGGAAGCTACAGCTCCGGCGGTGGCGGCGGCGGTTACAGCAGCGGCGGCAAGACGAGCGGCGGCAAAAAGCCGGACTACGACACGCTTGCCGGGCTTGTGGATTCCTACAATTCCGGCGGTTGGGACGCCATCATGCCGCAGCTCAGCTGGTACGAGGGCAACGGCTACGACATGGATTGGATCTCCGACTATATTTCGCAGTTCGGCACGTCGCGCTATGACGGCNCGGCTCCGCCAGCGCGGGCGGCGGCCATAACCTGATGCAGGGCAGAGACCGCGCGAACACGATGAGGTAACGCGATGAGCTGGGATGATATCAAGCGGCAGTATGGCGGCGGATCCAACAGCGGCGGCTGGGAGAGCGTCAAGGCGCAGTGGCAGGCGGGAG